ACGTTACAGGTGCCGCCGCTTGTTGTTGCTGTGCAGGATCTTGAGCCATTGGATTTGCGGCAGGTACTTCTGCTGCCGCCGGTGCTGCCGCCGGTGCTGCCGCTGGTGCTCCACCAAATTGTTTAATAGCCGCTTGAGTAGCTGGGCCCATAATACCGTCAGCTTTGATCTTTGCACCTTTAGCAATTAGATCTTGTTGTTGTTTTAGCACAGCTGGATCTGATTTGCCACCGCCTTTAGGTGCAGTAGTTCCTGCTGGCGCTCCTGCTGGCGCTCCTGGCTTTGTAGCACCTGGAGTAAGGGCATTAGCGGCTAGTGCAGTAGTACCAGCTACACCCAATGCAGTCTTACCAGGATTGTTGGCCATAGCACTGCCTGCGGCTTTGATACCATTCCATGCTTTGCCTGCGGCGCCTTTAATGGCATTACCTACCGGCGCGGCATATTTGGCTAGTGTGCCCATAACATCTTCTTGTGCTTGTTGTTCAGATTCTACGATCTTTTCACGAAGGCCGTTTACTCTGTCTAATAATTCGTATTCGTTAATCTTTTTCATGGTTAATCCTTATTTTCTTAAACCTGCAATTTTTAACCAACTGCCAAGTTCGTCCATTGCTTCTTGCATTGGAACTTCTTGCTGTTGTTGATCCATTGTTTCTAATTCTGCCACTTTGCTATGCATAGCAGTATCTCTCGGGTGTTCTTGGTGCATTCCGGCTAGATGAGTAATATGGCCTAGTTCGCCATGCTCGTCTCCGCTTGGATCCATCTTGTCAATCATGCGTAGTACATGTTGCAATTCTTCTTCTGTAGCATTGCTAAACTCGCCATTTTTAAAATCTTTAACTACTTTAGTCTTGGCACGAGTTCCACCAATTGTAAAATTCTTAGCTTCTTTATTCCAGAATCCACTGATACTCTTAAGCATCTGATGAACGCCGTCTTCGTGTTCGTCTTGGTCGAATCCAAAGTCTTTTGGACTCATTCCGCATTCTTCGATGCAATCATGCAAAGTCATTTCCTTATGGCCGAAATCAAGTGTAGTGTCTAGCTTTGCACCATGTTTTTTAGCTGTATGGATAGCACGGATTAGTCTTGCTTTAGGATGTGATCCGCCCATGCCTTCTGCAACTGGTGGTGCTGGTGGTGCGCCTTCTGGTGGAGGTGCTCCTGGTGCTGGTGGTGCGCCTTCTGGTGGGGGTGCTCCTGCCGCGGCCGCATCTGGTGGGGGCGGTGCGCCTTCTGGTCCTGGAGGAGCGCCTGCTGGACCTCCAGGTGGAACTTCTTCTCCACCAACTGGAGTATCTCCAGCGCCGTCTAGTGCCTTACTGGCTATGATAGTCTGTGCTATATCTTTAGCCTTTGGTGCGTCTTGTTCTTGGATTTTTCCTGTTGCTAAATCTTGCAAATATAATTTAATTGCAGTACCAACATCGTCTTCGTCTGTTAACCCTTCTAGATATTCATCTGTAAATACTGGGCTATCGATAATTCCTTTAAGACTTAGTGTGGCATTAACTCCATCTACACCTGGCTTAAGGCCTGATGCAATTAGTTCTTTGAGTTTATCAAGGGCCTGTGCTTGTAGTTCTACATTAGGACTAAACAGTTGATTTTCACCAGTTTCTTCTTCGCCATCTTCGCTTACAATTTTCTCCATGAAGGAAGTAAAACGTCCTAGTGGATCTAGTGATTCATCTTTCTTATTTAATTTTTCAGTTTCGCGTCGGGCTTTGTCACTCATGTTAGTTACTTTGCCTCTGCCATCTTTATTAGCAGTTTTTTTCCATTCGCCTTCTTCTTTCCAACGAATTACATTGCCTTTTTCGTCCTTTTCTTCAGAGCGCAATTCGCTTAGAATATCATCTGGGCTTAATTCTTTTACTGCAACATTTTCACCAACTAGGCGATAGATATATGGAAACGCTGTTTTTAATTCTTCGTTAAACGTACGAATTGTCAAACGATCGATCCAATCATTTAAAATTGCTTCTGGGATTTCTTGTGATTCATTTGCTTGAAAACTTTCTGCAAATTGTTTGTAGTAAGTAGGACGTTGTAGATTGTGTACTTCTTTTTTCACTTGTTCAATTCGTTCGCTTACTCGACTGTTGATGTCGTCCATTGCTTCTGACAGTGTATCGTTGCGTCCAACATAATTTTTAAACTTACGTAGTTGTACTAGTTCTTCGCTTAGACTAACCACATGCTGGCCAATCACATCGTATGGATTGCCACCGGCTTTAATGTGTTCTGCTAATGCACGAGCACCGTTAAGATGTTTATAAGGATAGCGGAAACGTTCACCTTGTACATTTTCAATCCATATACCTTCGATATGCATTGTACGTCCTGCCGCTAGATCTGGATTAACTGGCTGACTATGTTTAACAATAAGTTTAGCTTCACCTAGATCCTGGTAGCTCATTTTACTAGTGCCGTACATTTTATTTTCCATCATACTTGATTTAGGTGCGGCCTTTGGCTTAGGTGCTGGTTGGGTTACAGGCTGTTGCATGTCTGGTTCTTCCTTCTTTTTTGATTGAAATTCATAGTCTCGTTTATCTAAATTGTCTTTGCCTATGTTTTTCACGTCAAACTTTAATAATCGATCTTTAGCAAACGATCTCAATCCACGAATAAATCTAAACGCACCCTCGTGTTCTTTATTAGCTAGTTCCCCGCTGGTTTGCACTACAACACCGTCATCTTCGTCTAGTGTTATAGTTACAGTACCTATCTTTTTTCCGCCGTCTACATATTCAAATTCAAAAAATCTAGCTTTTGGAATGTCTTCTTTTTTACTTAAAACTTCGGCATGTTCGTCACCGATTTTAATGTCAGAGAAACGAGTTTGTATTTTTCCATACAAATCTACTGCAATTTTATCTAAATTCGTGTTCATGATATATTTATCACATGCCCGAGGAAACGAATATAGGTAAGGGCGGTTCCCAGTCTATTTCCCCGTCTAATTCGCTAGCAACACGCATGAGCTCAAACACCTGCGGATCCCATTCTGCTAGTACTAAACTCATACGAACAATCAGCAATAATGCTGATACTAAGTCATCGTGTTGCCCTTCTTTAGCCTTAAAACTAGTGCCAGCGGCAATAAATGTCTTAAGTTCGCTGATTAAAGGGCGGCTGTTTAGTGTTAATTTTTCTTCTTCTATAAGGTATTTTACCTTGGCGCAAGTGCTAATTTTGTTGCCAAATGTTGTATTAAATCCCTTACGGAATTTTTTAACGTGTCCTCTACGGGCAGGTTCGCTTAAGAAAATGCCGGGAAAAGTTTCTTCTCCTAAGTTGTCAATAACTACTAGAGCACTTTCGCCTACGGTATTGTTTTCTACACTGTAATAAATCTGGTTAAACGATTCGCCGCCAATTTCTTCTGCAATGTATCTTAAAATATCTCTAAATATTTTAACCTGCCCTTGTACAGGAGTGATATTGTGTTGCCACTCTGCAATCTGTATCATCTCGGGCATTTGGAATACTTCAATAGCGCCATAGTCTCCACCTGTACCTAAACTAGGATCCAGTGCCACAAGATATACATGGCCGGGCGTAGGTTTTTTCCACCAGCGAACTTGCCCTTGTTTGAAAGCAGGCTCTTTACCATTCATCTCTGCCAGTTTAAGACTGCTGATTAAAGTTTCATCAAATACTAGAAATTCGCATCCGTATTCACGACGGAAACGTTCTTCTCCGATACGACCCATCTCAGTTCGCTTCCATTCTTCGTCACGATCCGGATGTTCGTGCCATTCAGCACGGAATCCGTGGAATCCATTGCGACCTGTTCCGTCTTCTTTTTCATCGCCGTATTCGTCAAACTTGTCTTGGCTGTCTTTCCAAATAATGGCAAATTCATCTTCGTCACTATTTGGCGTACTAGTGATAATCGCACGACCACCAGTTGCTAGTGTTGGGCTGATTGACGTCCAAAATTCTGTAGCAATGTTAGGTTGTACGAAAGCAAACTCATCGCAATATAGTAAGGATATGGACATACCACGACCGGTATTGCCAGTAGTAGTAGCTGAAACAATTCTTGATCCGTTGTCAAATTCTATACTCCCTTTATTATAGTTTACAACTCCGCTACGAACGTAATCTTCGCAGAGTTCATATCCATAGCGGATACGTTGCATAATTTCCTGTGAGCCTGTGTACTTGTGCGCGGCTACTAGGATAGTTTGATCTGGGTGGAACATTGCATACCATAGCAAGTATGCTGATGCACAGGTTGTTTTACCACTTTGACGTGGTAGCATATTAATATTAAAACGATAATCGTGGTATGCTTGTAGCAGTCTTTCCTGATATTCAAAAGGCTCAAACTTAACTTTGCCTTTAACTGGATGCTGAATATGAAAAAAGTTTTTAGCGAAATGCAAATATCCGCTCGTGGGGTCAGCGCACTTTAACAAGTGTTCTACTTGTTCTTCTGTGAACTTTTCTTTTGTATGCGCCTTTTTGGTTAAGACGCCATCGAGTGATTTGGCCATACTTTATTTAATCAAAAAAATAGACTCCGGAGAGTCTATTTGGCACCTTGGACAGGGTGCTAACTGCGACGAAATCTTAATCGTATTTGTTATATTTGTCTCTGATTTTATCTAAATCTTTACCTTCGCGTCCTGCTTTAGCCAATGCTTTCATACCGTCTTTACCGTATTTTTCATTGCCTTTGGCCGCACGACTCATAGTTTTTTTATCATCAGCTTCTTTAATTTCTTGATACATTTGTGATAAACGATTTACTAGAGATTCGTTATAAGGATTACCGCCGCCCTGTTTTTTACCTGGCTCGCGGCCGCCTTTGCTGTTCATGTCATCGCCATGCATAGTAATACTATCAATACCGTGTGTGTGGTGTCCACGGTCGCCGTAGGCACTATTAGCCCAAGTTTCGCCATCATCAGCATCGATAACTTCGCCAATTTGTTCTTCGTGGGCCATAGCATCAACCATATCTCCCATGATAGGTTCTTGGTGATCGTGTTCGGCACCGTGATCGGCATGACCGACACCTTGTTCAATATTGTGTAAAATATCCATTAGATCACGAACACCTTGCGCACCAGCACCGTTTAAACTGACATTCATACTAACACTGTCTTGTTGTTTTGGTGGCTCACTGTGACCCATACCGCCCATCATACCGCCCATTGGGCCACCGATGATTTCAATACCTTCTTGCTCGACGCTTTCATCGCTGGCACCTGCGCCGCCGACATCTGGTCCGTCGGTATGTACCGGAGCAACTTCGTTAGCTTCGATAATTCTTAATTTGGTTATTAAATCATTCAAATTCATTATAGTACCCCTTTAGGTAATTTAACTTGCTTAGTAAAAATATTTGTAGCATTATTTTTTACTTTTACTTGTTTACCAGGAGTTTCCTTCACATGCTTAGGAGCACCTGAAGCTAGTAGTTTGTCATTATACCCTTTAACTTCAGTTCCTTGGTGTTTATCTTTATTCAATTCTTGTAAGAAGCTCAGTACACGTTTTTCGCCAACTAGTTCACTGTAATCACTAGGTTCTTGTTCTGTGCCGCCTATTGCTTTACCAGTACGTTGATCATACTGGTGATTAATTTCGTGTTCTTTTTCTTCAGCTATATTTTTAACTTTAACATCGCCGTGAGATAAACTTAAAACTGCCGCAAGTTTATCTTGTATTTGTTTGTTGGTTGCTGGGTAATCTGTAGTCACATCAAATACTGTCATGCTAATATTTTTGTGTTCTGGAAATTCGCTGTGACGTTCTTGGATTGGCACACTTTTGCCGCCACTAACTGTAGCAACATGAAATTCGCCTAATGCAGCCTTGATTTTAGCCGCACAATCTTTTGGGCAATCGGCAGCAATTTTTACTTTAAATTCGTAAATCTTTTTGCTTTCTGTTAAGTATTCTTTAAATGATTTCATATGATTATTCCAGTATTGTATTTATTTCATTTGCTTGAGTTTTTCTAGCAGGCTATTGCGATCTGTAATAATCACGCCTTCGCCCGTGATATTAATACCTTCATCAGAATTAGCAGAATCTTGATCTAGTTTTTGTTTTTTTAGCTGTAGATCAATCATCTTAAGTTTTTTATCTAGTTTGGCGCTTTTAGCCTGAATCGCATGACCAAGCATACTGGCCGCAACTTCAAATAGTCGTCCGCTATATCGTGCTTCTACATTCATGCCCAAATCCATAATGTCTTCATAGGCATCTTTGGCTTTTTGTGCTAGCTCGTCTAGCTCTGCATCGCCGACATCGCCTAGTCCTGTGACTTGCGGAAGAGCGGCACTAATCTTGTCATATTCGCTTATGTCGCGAATAAACGGTTGAGCAACTTCTGCTTTGCGTTGTTCTTTTTCTTCCTGTTTAATAATTTTTTTACTTTCAGGAAGATTTAGGATTTCTTCAAGTTTTTTAGTCATACAATTACTTATGCTTATACTTGGCTGAATATATCATTTTCGTTCAGTATTCTGAACTTTATACCCTGTTGTCGGCACCAGTGATTAGCCGCAGTCCATTTGGCCTGATTCTTAACAAACTGTGCTTGATTATATTTGTTCTTGCCCACACGCTCTAAGATAGTTTGGCTAGCAGGTTTAATTTCAATAAGTTCTGTAATTACACGATTACGTTTATCTACATATTGAATAAAAAAATCAGGAACATAGACTGTTTGACGTTCAGTTAGCGGATCCCTATAGGGTATCTGTATGGCTTCACTTGCCCATTTTTGAACACTTTTATTGTTGTCGCAAAAGTTCATAAATGTCCACTCCCAACTGCTACGATATGTAGGAACCTTTGTACCTACATACTTTTCAGGGTGCTTCATAACAAACTTTCCGCGAGCGAATTTAGCCATATTAGATTAATATGTTTCTGCTTTCGTAAGTATTTGTAGTAGGAGATTTTCTATAACCTAACAAGCTAGTTCTATCTCTACTAGCATTTAATACTTGTGCGACCACTTGACTTAGTTGAACATCCGTAAGACCTTTGAGAGTGTCTAACAATGTAAAAACATTGACATTTTCTGTACGGGCTTGTTTTAATAGCACAATGGCCACCGACCCGGCTCCTACCTTGTCAAATCCTCTTTTGACAAAAAATGCAATAACTGCATCGATTTGTCCTGCTGGAAAACTCATAGGAGTCTTTGTCAAATTGTCAAAAAATGTTTTAACAAGTGTTGCATTGTTTAGTTGTGTTACTGGTATGTTAGAAGCTGACATTATTAAAATAATCCTTTGATAGCATTTCCAATTCCGCTAGCGGCATCTGATATTGCACTGCCTGCTGAAGATAGTGCATCGCCGATATCGCTTGCTCCTGGGAAACTAAAATCGCTCAATCCGCCTGCTGAGTCGCTGAATTTATCTAATAGGTTAGCTCCTATTCCAATTACTCCAGCCACGCCCGCTGCCGCTCCTAAAAATCCTGCCGCATCTCCGAGAGGTGATGACGATTCTTGACTATTTTGATAAGTGTTTACCTGTGCAAGTGCGGCTGATAATGCTCCAGCGGCAAGTCCTGTACTGTCTAAAGAGTTAACAAAACTTGCTCCACCTTCAGTTTGCGCCATATTTCCGCTGGCTGTTAATGGACTAGGATGTAGGTCATAATGCTCTACTCCAAAGCCCTCTGGGCTATCTGAGTCGACTGAACCGACACTATAGCTAACTGCTTCAAATTGAACTTTCATGTCAAAGTCATTAACACCTTGATCGCTGTAACTTAATTTGTTATGGTTGAAACTGGTTATCAACGGATTCCACAACTGATAACAAATAAACTCGTGTCGAGCCATTTGATATATTTTAATGTAGTCGAAAAACGGCACAGTACTACCTGCATCAAATCCATACGTTGCTGGTATAGAACTAAATGCTTTGGTTGCATTACGAGAAAATGCGCCTGGTATAGTGGCCGTAGAAGAATCTGCATAGTAGTAACTATAGTAGTTTTGCCACAGATGATTAATTAATCCCATGTTATCGTCATGGAACTTGATACTGATATCGCCTGGTTTATGTTGAGCTTGTACTAGTTTTTTTCTGTTATACTGATTCAGCATTTCGGTTTGCACAGTAAAACTTGGCAAATCTACTGCCTTGACTAGCATGTTGATTTCTTTTCCGTGAGCATTTACAATGCGAGGGTTTTTTAAAGTTTTCTGATTAATACCAAACGCTACATGGAATAAAAACTTTTGTTTAGGAGCTAACCTAAATTGTTGTTGGTTAAACAACTCACTCGCGTGGCGTTGATCACGCAAGAGTGTGTCGGATGGGTTTCTAAGATAGTTGTTGGGTGTAAATGCCATACTAATATTTATCGAAATAATAAACTACGCATTTAATGAATCTCTATAATAAAACCCATCGAAATGGGTTTCATTATATTAGTTCTTAGGAGATGCTACTACAGTACCACCGCCAGCTGTTGCTCTAGGCTGGCTTGATGCTTGAGCACCAACACCAATCTCTTTAGTACCAGCTTCGTCACCGAAGTCAAACTGTGCGCAATTATCAAATTGAATACTTAGGTCAATCATTGCGGCACCTTGATCGCTGTATTTTAAATCTTGATAGTTTGTGCTTACTAGATAGCAACCATAACATTCCCATGCTTCCAATACTTGTATTGATGCTCCGCCGTTACCACCGTCTAGCATTTCAATACGCATTGTAAACTTATAGTCACCGGCTGTTGCGGCTGAACTTTGTTCAAAGAAGTCAAATTGTTTCTGATTCTGCTCGCCAACTAATTTAGTAACAGAGTTAGTAACATCGTCACGCAATTTAACTGAAATAGGATCCCATGCTGGTTTTCCTGCATAGTGGATTACGCTGTTATACAGTTCGATCTTTTGATCTGCAAACTTAACGCTTGGGCGAGCGGCTTCAGCCACTTGTTTAGTTAATTCAGTGATCGCACCTTTATTTGAACCAAAGTTTGTAAAAATAATTCTAAATCTATACTTTAATTTCGGCATTAGCAAGGCTTGGTTAGCACCTGCTACTGGAATAGAAAAGTTTGATAATGATGAAATTGCCATTTGTTATGCTCCGTTAATTATAGGCCTTTGATTGCGCCTGTGTTTTCTAATCGCATTGGAATGTAGATGAATTCCACGGCCTTCACTGGTTCGATAGCAACATCAACCCATAGTTCCGAACGATCTATGCGAGCAGGCGTATTATTGCTTGTATCGCACACAACAATAAAGTCATATAAAGCACGTTGCGCTGTTAACTCAAGCATCAAAGCTTCGATTTGTTTCTTGATTTGATTACGTGTAAGCTGATCGTTTGGCTCAAATATGTAAGGTTTTGCAATTTGATTCAATTGGTAACGCAAGTAAATTACTAGACGTGCTACGTTAACGCGATCTAGACTACTTGCAACTAATTGACGTGTTTTTTGTCCGTATACAACTAAACCTGTTCCTGCAAGATATGTAATTGGGTTTACATGGATTCCTGCTAGTACGTCACGTTGTCCTAGGTTTAGTGCAACTGTATTAAATTCACCAGTTTCTGCGTTTACATAACCAACTGAACTAGCGTTTGTTACTCCGCCACGACGTACACCAGCTGGTGCAAACCATGGATAAGAAACGTTGTCGCTTAGAGCGATTGTACGCAACATAATGTGGCTTGGAGGAACAACAACATTGTTACCCATCAAGTCTTGTGTGTAAGCCCATGGATAGTAAATTGCCGCATAGCTGTTTGTAGCTATTAGACCGTCTTCACCGTCAATTGCCGCACCACCTGTATTATTACCCCAGTTGCTTAATGTTGTAGCATCTGGTGCTAAACGTGCTGGAGGATCCATAACGATAAATGCTGACAAGCCATTGTCTGTGTTCAATCCAATCAATGAACTGAATGTTTCTGTATATCCTGGGCAAGCTAACAAGTTATAGATAACTGTATCTGGTTGACGAATGCCTGTGTTGCTTTGAATTGAAGATTGCAATTCTTGTAACACAACTGCACGTTGAGCCTTACGTCCTAATTGAGCAACGCCCTCGACATCATTTGCGGCAGCAGATACCCAGCTGTCTGGATAGTAGTTTGTCTGAGCCGCGCCACTTAAACGTGGGTTTGTTCCAGTTGTATCTGTATAACCTACATGATACTTCTTAACGTTATAACCTGAACGACGTAGGTTCCATAACAATATACCTTTTGGATATAGTGCTGGATCTGGAGCATCAAATGACACATAGTTGCTTGCTAACAATGAAGTGATGCTAGCTGGAGATCCTGCGCCAGTTTGTGTTGTACTATTTGTACTGTTGTCATTCCAACGTGCATCACCAAACACAATACCATTGCTACTTGTCTGGTCGGTAACATCGATTGCAATCCATTTCTTATTCAAGTAATCATACTTGCTGATCTTTGGAAAATCTTCTACATTGCTAGTGTCAATCCACAAGTCACCGTTGGCTAATGCGCTTGAACCATCGCTTTGTTTCTTAGGCTGTGTTGCACTAATGATAGGACCATTAGAATCTGTAGTTCCACTGCCCAATCCTGTTGGATTTAAAATTGCCTTGGCTTCTGTTGTCAAATAACCACACCATTTGCTACCGTTATGGATTAGAATATCAAAATCTGACAAGCTAGTATTGTACCACAATGTGCCGTCTGCTGGAGTAGTTGTTGGAGGAGTTGAGCTAAGAGTTACTAGACCACTACCGGTACTTGTTCCGCCTACTGTAGCATACCACCAGCTGGCTAGATAGTTGTTAGCAGTTCCTGTTGGGCTAGAGTTGAAATTCTTAGTTGTACCAGCTGTGAACAATTTGTTTAATGGAGTGTTTCCACCATCAATAAACAATAAATCTCCGCCAGCAGTATGAGTAATTGTAATGCTGTTGTCAGCATTGATAACTAGGCTAACTAGTGGATCTGATACTGTAGCAGTAAATGCTGTGGCCAAAGCTGTTGCTGTGGTTACTGCGTTAGCGGTAGCAACGAAAGAAATTGTTGAACTTTGTACTGGAGTTGCACTACTTCCTACTTGACTTGCACCTACTGTAAATGTATAGGTTGTTGCACTTGTAAATGTGCTAGTTGTAATGATACTAGATGTTACTGACATTGGGCCGACACCACCGCGGAAATATACTTTAAAATCTGCGCTTGCTGGAACTGCTTCGCTGTCATTATATTTTACATATAGTTGATTAGCTGAAAGATTGATACCGCCGCCTGTTGCGTCTAAGTTTGCCAATGCCGCAAAGTTGTTTGCATATAAGGCAACTGGTTGAGAGATCCAAGATTCCGAATCACTGCTGTATTTGCTGATATTCCACTGTGCGCCGCGGTTAACTGCTGTAGTTTTAACCCATACACTTCCAGTTGGATATCCGTTGTTTGTGTTTGTATTTGTTACTGCTGATCCGTCAATTGTACCAGTGTCATAACGACCGTATGGTGGTATGCTCATGTGACTGCTCATAACCAATGCTGGTGCTTTGTATGTCTTAGTAGTACTAAATCCAAAGTTAGCAGTATCTGAGTTGATAGTAATATCCACTCCTGTTGAATATAATGTTAAGTATCCGTTATTATTGCTAGCTGTAATACCAGCGGCAGTACCGACGTTAATAGCCGTTACCATAGCGTCAACTGTTGATACACCTTCAAACAATACCGAGTTGATTGATAGGCCAGTGCTACCAGTAGTAATTGTACCGCTTGTAACTGTTTGGCTTGTGCTAACTGTATAGCTTGTTCCTGCTGTTGGAGTTCCTGTTGAACTTGCACTTAAGATATAAGTTCCAATACCGCCGCTGCCGGTGCCTAATGCTGAAATGTATGTAAATGCTGGTGTAATACCAGTAATCACCATGCCGACTGCGATAGTGCCAGTTACGCCGCTAGTTACGTTTAAAGTCGTTGTGCTAACTGTACCGGTGAACGATGCAGTGTTGACTGACGTAATTTCTGTACCAGCCGCAATAGTGTGACCAGCATTATCCAATACTGAACCTTTACCAATTGCAGTATCTCCACCAGTAATTGCACTGGTTACTGTTAATGTTGTTCCGCTGATAGCACCAGTAAAACTTGTTCCAGTAGCAGTTAATGTTGGGCTTGCGCTAGTAGCAACTGCGGTTGGACGGCTTGCCTTCCAAGCACCTGAACCAACTTGAACCCATGTTCCGCCTGCTGTATCTGTTTTACCTTTCTTATACCATAATTTAGGTAATGTTGTTAATGCTACAACAGCATAGTCACCCTGTTGTCCATAACTAGCTAACGGTACATAACTGCCGTTTACTTTAGTACTGTCAGTGATAACTGTTAAATTGCCTGCTAATTGTTGTTCTGTAAATGTTTGTCCACCAGTAACTGTTGCCGCATTAGCGTTCCACTCAAATACGCCATATGCACTGGTTGCTGTGTTTAACCAAAATGCGCCATCAACTGGCATTCCTGTTGGGATACTTGCTGATCCTTCTAATTCTGCTGTGTTTACATCAGCACGTACTACATACGCACGGCTACTTACACCTAAGAAGCTGTAAGCGGCTTGTAAACCATATTCGTTTAATTCACCAGCGTTAACAGGATTGCCTGCGGCATCAGTTTGGAAGTATGGAACACCAAAAGTAGTTCCAAGATCCATCTGACTTGTTAATAAGTATACCTTACCAGCATTTGCTTTTGTTGTTCCTGGAGCAATACCTGTTCCAGCGGAATTCATTTTGTCTTGTTGTGTTGCAACAATAATTAGGGGTACGGTTCCTGGAGCAGCCGGAGTGTAAAAACTCTCATCTACTACTGTTACGCTTACGCCTGGTGAACTTAATTGAGCCATTGTGTTATCTCCATGAGTACATGTTCTTAATGTATTTAGTGAAAAATTATAATTTGGCTGTGTTATAACATATCGAAAAGGTTGGAAAAAGGCTTAAATAAAATATGAGACCTTTATGTACGTGTGGCCGTGGGCCTGTAGCAGTAAATTACTATAAAAATAAAAAACCCTACTATAGGAGCCAATGCGGTGCTTGTTTACGTGGTGTTAAACAAGCACGATGGCAACTAGCGGGATATGCGATGAAAAACTCTTGCGACAAATGCGGGTTTAGAAGCCCGCATAAGGAAGTGTTTGGTGTGTTTCATGTGGACGGAGATTTGAACAATTGTCGTCCGGCAAACTTAAAAACAGTTTGTTCTAACTGTGTTCGAGTCCTGCATAAAGAGGGAATTCGTTGGCGGCAGGGTGACCTTGTGCCAGATTTATAACGCCTTTGACTTGGTTATATAAGTCGTCAATAGTTTCATTATTGTCTAATACATGGTCAAACTTAGTACCAACCCATGCAGTTTCGCTAGCGTGGACGCCATAACTAGATAATTTTTCCTTGAACATTTCAGTACCTTCGTTGGCATATTTTGCCACTTCGTACCATTCAGGTTCAGGGCCACGTACTACACGGATAACTTTTCCGCCAGCGGCTTTGATTGATTTAATTTCGTTAGGAAAACGGCAGTCACTAATAACAATATCGTCTTTACTGTTGCGGAGTTTATTTTCCAATGATGCAATCCAAATATCGTCATGGAAGCCTTTACGGCAAACTTCTGTACCCCAATATTGTAAGACCCAGCGTGGAGTAAGATTAGGCATGTCTAAGCGTTCTGACCACCACGGATCCACTTGTTCTCGCCATTCACGGGCTTGTTTTGTGCGTCCTTCTAGCATCATGCGGTCCCAACCAAACACTTGTGCCACTGCATCTTTAAGACTGTTGGCAAAACTTTCTCGTCGAAAACCGTGAAAGTTAGTTAGATAATCGGCAATAGTATCTTTGCCCGAACCGATAAAACCGCAAACACCTATAATCATAAGAAACCCCGTAAAGTACTGCTAGTATATAACAGTTTTATTACGGGGTCAATTAATTTGATGTTCAAATATTGATTATACTGGAACTTCTTCCCACTGTACTGAGTAAGCTGTACCTGTTGAACCTGAAGATGCGCTTAGATAGAATTCTAAGTATGCGCCTGGTGGAAGAATCAATGAACCTTCCAAATCATAGTATGCACCACCAACTGAAGCTGCCTGAGCACCAACGATTGTGTGAACAACTGGAGTTGTACCACCAGTGCTAGCCGCTGTACCAAAAGTTGCTACAGAGTAAGCAATACCTTGGCCTTGAGCGTTTTGTCCGTTAACAAAAGCATTACGTGTAGTAGCTAGTGTTGTAGAGCTTGGAGGTTGTGTTGTAACACCAGTTGCAACGCCATATAGTGTAGCAGTTGGAGCAACAGCAAAGCCAAAACCTACTTTGTTGATAACCAAGTTAACTGAGCTGGCCAATGGATTGAATAGGGCCAAGCCAGTATAGGCTGAACCCAGTGCAATGATACCACTTGAAGCAGTTGCCAATGGGCTGTTCGCAACGAATACGTTGCGACGGTAAGCTGTTTCATAATAACGACCGTGTAGTTCACTAACTACTAGATCGCCTAATTGTCCTTGGCGGATTGCTGGGGTTGAACCTGGGGTATTTGAACCAGCTGGTGCGCCGACTTGTCCTTGTATTAACATTTAAAAATCTCCTTAATTGATCGGGTTATTGTAGACTGAGTTAACGTCGTTGCGTAACCCGTCGATATCGTCATTAATATTTAGCCCTTGCGCCAAAATAATGTTCATTACACGCAATTCTTGCAACACTTGATTCATAGTTTCTTGCATCAATTGCATCTGTCCACCAAATTCTGCCACGCTGTTTGACTCATATCCTGAGCCAGTATCGTAATAAATGTTCAATTTATCACTGGCGTTGAACGAACTGGTATTGAATGCCAGAGTTATTACGCTACCATTGATTGCGCTAACTCCTAGTCCCGGAGCGCCGGCAATATAAATTGGAGCATTGTTGGTGACGTCAATTACTGCATATAATTTACCAAGGTTAAATGTGCCTGGATATGCTGAGAAGTCCAACGTTCCAGCGTTGGCAACTCCTGGTGTAAAAATTGGTGCGAATGATAATAGTTGTTTCATGAGTGTCCTTTATAGTGCTAGTTGATAAGTCATCATAGTTATCAAGTTGGGCACCACGATTCCGTTTTGTTTTAGTGTTCCAGC